TCCATAGCTCCTGAAACATTGCATCGATTTCGACGACCTGTTCATTCGCATATTTTTGAGTGATTAAACGTGACATAACTAATTTCCTTTTTTTAAGTTTGCTTGTCTTTTTAAAAAGACAAGCGGAGTATGAGGCCTATATTTTAAAAGATCAAGCTTTTTTTTACGCATTAGCAAAAATAAATATATCCGATATCTCAGGGTCAGGTCTTGAATCATCCAATGGGGTCAGGTCTTGAACAGAGCTCAGGGGTCAGGTCTTGAAATTTTTTCGGCAGGTACCCTAGGGTCAGGTCTTGAATTTTCCGGCAGCTCTCGATCGCGACCCCGACCCCCCCTAAAACGTGACGCGCATGGCTGCGCGTGTATAATATCGTTCCACACATACGATTCTGTGAAAAAATCATTTTGAGCAGCCTAGCCCATATTCCAGAGTCCGATATGAAAGAGATCCTGATGTTGAAGGATCGCCTTTCTACCCTTCAAACAAAGGATGCTTGCCGGGACTCCTTTATGGAGTATGTCCGGTACATATGGGACGGTTTCATTGAGGGTGAGCACCACCGCTTAATCGCTGATAAGCTCACAGAAGTGGCTCAAGGAAAATGTAAACGTCTAATCGTTAACATGCCTCCCCGTCATACCAAGTCTGAATTTGCATCTGTGTACTTCCCTTCGTGGATTATGGGTCTGAAACCCGACATGAAGATCATGCAGACTACGCACACGGCTGACCTGTCTATCCGATTCGGTCGCAAGGTCCGTAATCTGATGGATACCCAGGAATACAAAAGGATGTTTGATAATGTTTCTTTGGCGGCTGACTCAAAATCAGCCGGAAGATGGGAAACATCGCAAGGGGGGGAATATTTTGCGGCAGGTGTAGGTGGAGCCATCACGGGGCGGGGTGCTGATTTACTGATTATTGACGATCCGCACTCAGAACAGGACGCATTATCGCTAACTGCCATGGAAGGTGCCTACGAATGGTACACATCCGGCCCCAGACAGCGTCTACAGCCTGGTGGAGCTATCGTTATAGTCATGACCCGTTGGTCTACAATCGACCTCACAGGCAAGCTCCTGAGCCGTCAGACGGAAAATCACGCAGATAACTGGGAAGTTATCGAATTACCGGCCATTTTTGAGGATTCCGGCAACGTATTGTGGCCTGAATTCTGGAAAAAGGAGGAATTGGAGTCTGTTAAAGCGTCAATTCCGGTGATGAAGTGGAATGCGCAGTACCAGCAGAACCCGACATCGGAAGAAGGGGCCATTATCAAGCGTGAATGGTGGAATATCTGGACCAAGGACGGTCCTCCTTCTTGTCATTACATCATTCAGTCCTACGATACGGCGTTTTCCAAGAAAGAAACGGCGGATTACAGTGCAATTACCACCTGGGGCGTATTTAGTCCGGGTGATGGCATGGCTGATGCGATTATTCTGCTGAATGCGGAGCGTGGTCGGTGGGATTTCCCTGAATTAAAAGCGGTCGCTTACGAAGCCTACCGTGAATACGACCCTGACATGGTCCTGATAGAATCTCAGGCAAGTGGTACGCCATTAACGCAGGAACTTCGCATGATGGGTATCCCTGTGGTGAACTATCGCCCCAGTCGCGGTAACGATAAGATGACCCGTGTGCATTCTGCGAGTCCCGTATTTGAGTCTGGCCTTGTCTGGGCACCCGACTATCTGTTTGCCGAAGAGGTTATTGAAGAATGTGCATCGTTTCCTTTCGGTGCGCACGATGATTATGTAGACTCTATGACGCAAGCTATACTAAGATTCAGGCAGGGTAACTTTATCACGCTACAATCTGACGAGGTTGATGAGCGTGTTGCCCGACGAAATATTTCATACTACTAAATTGGAAAAAAGTTATGGCCCCCAGAAAAGTTGCAACAACTGCTCAAAAAAAGTTGAGACAAAAACTTAAAAAAACACTTGAAGAGCGAAGAAAAGAACGCGCAAGAAATAAAAGAGAGGGTTCAGAGAAAGGTCAAGTTTCCGGCAAAAAAGGTGTTTCTGGACAAAAAGGTGTTTCTGGCGAAAAAGGCGTGTCGGGAAGAAAATTTAATGTTTCTAGCCAGCGTGCTTCTGGTTCATCTCGAGGACCAACTTCTGCAAAAAGAACTCCCGTAAAATCAGGTGGCACAACAGTAGTAAGAGGCGGTGCAAATAGAGGGCAGCAAAGTAAAACTCCCGTAAAAACCAACAATCAAACAAAGGTTGAAAAAGATATAACGCCAAAGCGTTCTGGCTCACCCACCAAAAGAAATGTTGCTATAGGTGGTGGTACTGCACTCCTTACTGCTGCAGGAATTCAGTCAAAAAGAAATGAAGACAAGAAAAGAAGAGAAGCAGAGGAAGCAGCTAAAAAGAAAAAAGAAGAAGCACGAAGAAAGCGTCTAAAGAAAGCTACAGAAGACGCAAAGAAAGAAAGGAAAGGTGTAATAACTGCTAGACAAGAAAAAAGGAAAAGCAACACAACTACAACTACCAAAAATACAGGCACTGGCACTGGTACAGGTGGAGGTAAAAAACGCCGTAAGGTTTTGCCAAGGATTCGCCCATTTAAGGGTGTTCTCGCTAAAGCTTTGCTAGGTGAAGACGAAGCGTTTGGTGGTGACAAAGGTTTGATTGACTTTGTTCGACCGAAGAAAAAGGTTAAGAAAAAGAAGGCTGTTAAGAAAAACATGGGCGGCATGATGAAGGCCAAAGGTTCCGCGAAAGGCGGCATGATGGGTGGCAAGATGCCACGGGGCATGAAGAAAGGCGGCTTTCCTGATCTGACAGGTGACGGCAAAGTTACGCAAGCTGATGTGCTTAAAGGCCGTGGCGTTAAACCAAAGGGTATGAAGAAAGGCGGTGCTGCTAAGAAGACAAAAGGTTATGCTAAGGGCGGTGCCGTCAAGCGTCGAGGTGTTGGTGCAGCCAAACGAGGTTTTGGTAAAGCAATGCGATAAGGAGTTTGCTCGAGGGTGGCATACTTACAAAGCAGTATCCCTTACTTCAAGGCATGGGTAAGGCGGGAATATACTGTCAATAACGAGCGATACCATGGTGAGTTCTTACACGCCATGGTTGTCGCCGTAACGACCATGCCCAACAGGTGTTTAAGCTTTCAGGTTATCTTTACAGGATGTGAAGCGCATGACACAGATGAACCTAACATCCATGGCGGGGCCATGTGGGCGAGGCTTCCCATCACAGCGTTAGTCGCTGATACGCCACTGGAAGAGTGGCCTGATGTGTTGCCGACTTATCTCGCGCAACCGTGGGACTGCATGTCACATGATCATGCGGTGTACACAATCAATCGTGCGACTCCTGCACCATGGATTGCAAAGGTTGATGGTGAGTTTTATCCTGCTAAGTATTACTTCACTGTTGATTATACGAACAGCGAAATAGCTGATGATCCTGCGCAGCACAAGCAAAGCCATATACTGGAACTACTTGATGCAGGCGAATACACGGGTAACATAGTCGCTTTACCGAATAATAGGGTACGAGTGACACATCCTGCCTGGTTCGAAACCGGCGAAGGTGCGCCTGACTTTAAACCAAACCAGAATATCTATCACTCGAAAGAAGATGTAGGATATGTCTGGGACACTCAGCGAGTGTTCAATAACTTGTACAGCGAGGATGATGATGGCTAAAAGAGTAAAAAAATTATTGAAGGAAATTCAAGAAAGCGGCCAACAAGTTTACGGCACTAGACGCACGCCTATTAGAACAGGCCTCAGAGTAGCAATTGATGCTGCTACTGGGGGTAAAGAATTAAAAACAAATCTCGCTTTAAAAGCTGCACAAGCAGCCAAAAAAAGAGCAGCCGATTTAGCAGCTAAGAGAAAAAATAAAGATAAGCCTCCTTCTGCTGATACAAGAAGAATGCTGGAAGAAAGCACTGAAGATAAAATAAATCGAGCTAACGAAGAAGGTGTACAAGAATCTAAAACTCTTCCGAAAACTCCCAAAACTCCCAAGGCTGGCCAAAAGGCAAAAACTCCCAAGGCTAGTGGCCCTCGCATGGGATCCACTGCAAAGGCTGGTGCGGCTGCTGAAAGAGGTGCTCTAGCAGGCAGAAGAAGAAAAGGTAAAGTTACAGTCGAAGAAGTTCAAAAAAGAGCTAAAGGCGGCATGGTAAAGAAAAAAACGTCGGCTCGAAAAAAGCCCAAAGGTGTGGGCGCAGCAACCCGTGGCTACGGCAGGGCATTGAGGTAAATGGGGATAAATACATATGGCCATTGAGCGCGGCGTTGATGATATAGACATTGACGATCTAGGTATTGAAGATAATTCAAAAGAAATCCTAGTCGATGTTGAACCTCGCATTGATGAAATGTTTGAAGAGTTTGACGACGACGATAATGAAATATTAGAAGACGGCACCATGTTGGTTGGTATGCCACCTCCCCCGATGATGGATATGGGGCAGGATTTTTATGCCAACCTCGCAGAGGTTATTGATCCTGGTGACCTAGGCCGTATTTATTCAGACTGTATGGCTGATTACCAGGACGATCGCGCTTCACGCAAAGAATGGGAACAGCAGTATCGGGAAGGTCTTGAATTCCTTGGCATGAAGTTTGAGGAAAGAACTGAACCTTTTGAGGGTGCCTCCGGTATTATTCACCCGTTACTCGCAGAGTCTGTTACGCAGTTTCAGGCTCAGGCATACAAAGAGATGTTGCCACCTGGTGGACCTGTTAAGACACAGGTTGTGGGCATGATGACTCCAAACACTGATCTGCAGGCAGCGCGTGTTCAGGAGTTCATGAACTATCAGATCACGCAGGTCATGAAGGAATATGATCCTGAAACTGATCAGATGCTGTTCTATCTGCCTTTGTCTGGTAGTGCATTCCGTAAAGTTCATTTTGACCAGACGCTTGATCGTCCGGTATCGCGTTTTATCCCGTCAGAAAAACTGATTGTGCCTTACGGTGCATCCAGTCTTGATAGCGCAACACGAATTACTCACCTTGTTGATATGTCTATCAATGATGTGAAGAAGATGCAGGAAGCAGGTTTCTACAAGAAATCACCTGTGTCTTACATCGATGACCCCTCCTATGGTGATGATGGTGTCGATGAAGAGATCGATGAACTGCAAGGTGTTAAACCATCAGGCGGTTCCGGCTCCGATGAATGTGAAGTACTTGAAATGCACGTTGAGTTGGATATCCCCGGTTTTGAGGATGTCAACGCGCAGGGCGAAGAGACAGGCATTAAGCTCCCATACATTGTTACGCTGTTGCCGAAACAATCAACGGTCCTGTCAATTCGCAGAAACTACAATCAACAGGATCCTATGCGCAAGCGAGTGGACTATTTTGTTCACTACAAGTTTTTGCCTGGTGTAGGCTTCTATGGTTTTGGTCTGACCCACATGATCGGCGGTCTGTCTCGAGGCGCAACCTCTATCCTCAGACAGTTGATTGATGCAGGCACGCTATCTAATTTACCCGCTGGTTTTAAAGCCAGAGGCATTCGTATCCGTGACGACGATGTGCCTCTTCAGCCAGGTGAGTTCAGAGACATGGACGCACCTGGCGGTTCTTTACGCGAAGCATTGATGCCTCTGCCGTTCAAGGAACCCAGCGGCACACTGCTTAATCTGTTAGGTATGTTGGTTGAAGCAGGCCGACGATTTGCATCGATCGGTGATATGCAGGTTGGTGATGGTAATCAGGAAGCACCAGTAGGTACAACAGTCGCATTGCTTGAGCGCGGTAGTCGCGTAATGAGTGCGATTCATAAACGATTACATTACTCGCAGCGTATAGAGTTCAACTTACTCGCCAATCTCTTTAAAGATTATCTGCCGCAACAGTATCCGTACATGACGGCTAATGGTGATCAAAGCGTCAAGCAATCTGACTTTGATGATCGTATTGATATTATTCCGGTCAGTGATCCCAACATCTTCTCAATGAGTCAGCGTGTCATGCTGGCACAGGAAATGTTGAAGATGGTGCAGGCCGCACCAGAGATCCATGGTCCGATGGGTATCTACAATGCGTACAAGCGCATGTATGAGGCAATGGGTGTGCAGCAGGTCGATCAGATTCTGCCGCCTCCTCCGCCCCCGCCAGAACCGCAACCTATTGCAGCAGCACTTGAGAATGGTGGGTTTACGACCATGAAGCCTGCTGTGCCGTTCCCAGATCAGGACCATCAGGCTCACATTGCTATTCATATGGCGTTCTACAATTCTGCAATCTGTCAGGCAAATCCGCAGATGCAGGGAATTGTTCAAGGCCATGTTTACGGACACATTGATTTGATGGCAAGACAACAAGCGCAGCAGGATCCACAGATCATGCAGATGCAACAACAGATGCAACAGATGCAACCACAGATGCCACCTCAAGGTATGCCCGGTATGCCGCCTCAAGGTATGCCACCACAACAAAACCCGCAAATGCAGCAAATGCAACAACAGATGCAGGTTATGTTGGAAAATAAAGTCGCGCAGATTACTGCGCAGCTAGTGTCTCAGATCGCACCCGCATTTGAGATGAAGAAGCCTGATGATCCATTAGTTGAACTCAGACGCGAAGAGCTTGATATCAAAGCTGCCGATGTTGAACGTAAAGCAGCAGAAGCAGAGAAGCGATTTGGTCTGGATCAGGAACGACTTGATACGCAACGAGAGCTTACTGAAGAGCGTATCGACACGCAGCTTGATGTTGCGAAAATGAAAGATGAAACTGCGCAAGATAGATTAGATTTGCAGCGAGAGATCCAAATGGGTAATCTCGCAGAAAAGATGTCAAAGAATTTTTTCGGAGGCTAGAAATGGCTAACAAAGTTCAGAAAAATAGTTTTACTGTTAAGGATCAGGGCAAGGTTAATTACTCAACGATCAAACAGGAACCCACTAACGCATCGTCTAGTCCAGGCATGGGCAAAGGTAAAGCCCGTGGTGGCGGTGCCGCGCTGCGTGGAACGAAGTTCTCAGGAGTTTATTAACAATGGTTTATGATCCTATGAGCAGGTCATTAAATTCCCAGATATCTGCTATGCCATCAACCGGCATGGGCGATCCTCGCCAAAGCGTGAGGGGTCCGGGCATGATGCCGGGCATTGCGCCAGGTGGCAGCGTAATCGATCTAGGGAGAATGAGAAGAGGATCTTTAAGTGATGCTCTTAGCAGAATGCGTGAAAGAATCTCACAAGGAAATAGAGGAAGACCACCGGGAATGGCACCGGGAAAATACCTCCCTGGTGGGCCGGGAATACCTCCAAGAAGGTCACCCGGTGGGCCGTTTGGCCAAGGGCCAACTCGCAGAATGCCGCCTCAATTAGATCCTTCTAAAGGACGGCTAGGGATGGACAGGATCATGGATCTATTGCGCGGAACTCGTAATCCAATGGATCGAATGTCGCCAGATCGTACTCGTGGAGGCAGACCAAATCTTAGTGGTTTAGGTTCGGGAAGAGGGACATTTAGGCCTCCACTTGGTCCAATGCAGCCTAGGCCTCAAGATATTCAACCTGAAATAAACCAACGGATCAACCGACCAAGGGGTATGCAAGAAGGTGGTGAAGTTAATCCGCTAGACGATTTATATGCCCAGATTGGCGTAGAAGATGAAAATGCCGCTAGAGAAGTTATTGAAAAAATTCTTAGCGGTCAGTCTGCAGATCTCAGTGAAGCACAACAAGGATTGCTGGGCGGCGGTATATACCGAAGGATCGCTAACCGACTAGGTATGCGCGATCGTGCAGGTAATTTAATTACGCCGATCAGTAGCGTTGAGGTGTCAAGCGGAAATGTTGCAACACCAGATGCTCAACAAGCATTAAGAAACTTGTTGGATATGGAAAAAACAGAAAGCGGCACCGGAATAGAAACGCTTTTAAATTATTTGCAAGGTAGAAGAAGGCCTAGGGAAGTAGCAGAAGGTCAAGAACCAGAAGCTACAGGACCATTTGGGCTTGTAGACTTCGCTTCTGGTGGTCCTCAATTCCCCGGACCTGGAGGGGGATATCCTCAGTATCCTTTGTATCCACAGCCTCCGGTATTTGGTGAAGTGTCTATGCCATCTATACCGCAATCTCCATTTTTGCCTTATGCGGGTATGGCAAATCCAATGAATCCTAATATCTTCGGTGGGTATGGATATGGGTTTGGTCCTAGTATGGGTATGGCACCAATAAATTATTATGGTGGATTTCAACCACCATCTGGAGAAAACACTGGTGAAGGCGGAGGTGAAGGGGTAAATCCAGCCGCGCTGGTTGTGACAAATACTTAATGAGTTCCGTCAACCTTGCCAATTATATTTTTGAAAAGATAAAACAGTTTGAAGAGGACAAAGTAAACTATATTTCAAGCGGTAATATCAAAGACATGGAGGAATACCGATTCGTCATGGGTGAATTGTCTGCACTTCGCACCCTGTACGATGAAATAAGGAAAGTGCTGCAAAATGAAGGAGACTTCGATGAGTGATCTGGCAACAGATACTGTCGCAAAACCATCCTTAACAGACGCATACATACCGGAAGAAAGCAAAGTTCTGGACCCGTCTGTTTTGGATAAGACATTGATAGAACGAATGCCTAATCCATCCGGATGGCGTTTACTTGTTTTACCTTACAAGGGCAAAGGAAAGACTGACGCAGGGATTCTGTTAACAAAACAGACTACCGATCGTGAAAGTTTAGCTACTGTCGTTGCTTATGTACTTAAAGTTGGTCCACTGGCGTACCAGGATGAAGGCAAATTTGCTGATCAGCCCTGGTGCAAGGAAGGCGATTGGGTGCTGATAGGCCGTTATGCAGGAGCTCGTTTTTCTTTAGAAGATGATGCTGAAGTTCGAATCATTAATGATGACGAAGTGATTGGCACTATCTTAGATCCCGATGACATTAAAGCTTTGTGAGGTGAACCATGGCAGAAGAAACATTAACTGAGGCGTTAGCCAATTTAAACGACGAGAATATTCAAAACGCAGCAGTGCCAGAGCACAAGCGGCCTGATATTGAAGATCCCCAAGAAGAGTCTACGTTTATTGATCTCAGTGACGATGATATTGCTGAAGTATCTCCTGTTACCGAAGACCAAGTTCAAGAAAACTTTGAAGATGGTTCTTTAGGTCAGGATGATGCAGATTTATCTGAAGTAGAAAAAGAAGCCAAGAAAGCGCAGAACCGTGTTAATCAGGCTATCAAACAGGCTAAAGACTATCAGCGTCGAGAGCTGCAGGCGTTACAGTATGCCAAGCAGTTACAGGAAGAAAATAAAAAACTGTCTTCTCAAATTCAATTAGAAAGTCAACAAACTGCACAAAACAATTTAGAGCTTTCTAAAAACTACAGTAATGAATTTGAAAGTAGAGTAGATGCACAAGTAGATGCTGCGAAAGTTGCCCTTAAAACGGCATATGATTCTGGCGATCAAAATCTTATGGTCGATGCGCAGCAACAACTGGCTAGAGCAGAAGCAGAAAGAAATCAACTTTCTCAATATAAAAGAGAGCTTGCTAAATATGAGCAGGATCTTGAACAATGGCAAACTGCTCAGTCAAACATTCAGCAAGAGTTTCCGGATTATAATCCGCAACAAAACTATCAGCCTCAGACTCAAGCACAACCTCAGACTCAAGCACAACCCCAGCCTCAATATGCTCAACCTTCTCAAAAGGCAACTTCTTGGGCAGAAAGAAATGAATGGTTCGGTGTTGATCGCATTATGACCAATGCAGCGATGGCAATACACCAAGAATTAGCTGAGACTGGAATTGACTTAGAGTCTGATGAATACTATTCTCAACTTGACAACAGATTACGCGAGGAACTACCAAACAAGTTCCAAGCGGAAAACAACGTAGGAAACAGCGGCAAACCCGTCCAGACCGTCGTTTCCGGTACGCGCACAACAGGAACTGGACGCAGTCAAAATGATCGTAGGGTTGAACTAACCCCTAGTGAACAGGCTTTAGCCAAGAAGCTGGGTGTACCGTTCAAGGAATACGCAAAACAAAAATTGAGGTTACAGGCATCATGACAGACAAAAAAGCTGTTGGATCAAAAAGAACCCCCAGAAGTCAAGACGACAGGGGAAAGAAAACGGCTCGTCAGCCATGGAAGCCACCTCAAGCTTTAGATACACCAGAGCCACCGCCTGGTATGCGTTATCGGTGGGTAAGAACTCATATTCGTAATGAGGATGACAAAACCAATGTCCATAAAAGATTTCAGGAAGGTTATGAGCCTGTGCATCCGTCAGAAGTTGAAGGCTATGATTTGCCGACAATCGAAGAGGGGAAGCACGCTGGAGTTGTTGGCGTTGGTGGGTTGATTCTTGCCAAGATACCGGAGGAGACAGCGGAAGAGAGAAACGCTTATTACGCGCAGCAGACAGAGAATCAAATGACTGCTGTAGATAATAATCTTATGCGTGAAAGCGACCCTCGTATGCCGATATCTCAAGAACGCAAAAGCAAGGTGACATTTGGGGCTTCTGGAAAGAACGATTAATTTGATTGTGTTTTAGGAGAACTAAAAAATGGCAAATAAAGATGCGCCTTTTGGACTCCGTTATGTACGCAACCTGCAGGGTAACTACAACTCTTCAGGTCAGTCTCGTTATCGAATAACGACTGCCGATGCGACCAACACTACCAACATCTATCAGGGTGACATTGTCACTCAGAATACTGCTGGTATTGTTACTCGAATCGCTCGAGCAGACGGCGGTAGCGCGACTAGTGACATCATTGTCGGTGTATTCAACGGATGTTTCTACACAGACCCAACCACAAGTAAGCCAACTTGGAGCAACTACTGGCCCGGTAATGCGGCCACAGATGCGATTGCTTTCATTTATGACAGCCCTATGGATGTCTTTGAAGTGCAAGCTGACGCAGCGTTCCCTGTTGCCGACTTGTTAGGTAATTTCGATATTGTTGATAATACTGGAACTGGAAGCAGCGATAGCGGCATTTCTTATGTCGAGCTTGATGTTTCTACTGGTGCTACAACTGCGACATTGCCAATGAAAGCCCTGGATATTTCAGAAGACCCTGAAAATTCAGATGTAAGTGCAGCCAATACCAACGTGCTTGTTACCATACAGAACCATCTGTTTGGTCAGAAGCAAGTTGGCCTAGCGTAAGGGAGGCTGAATAGATGGCAATTTCACGCGCACAACTAGCGAAAGAGCTAGAACCAGGTCTAAATGCCTTATTTGGCATGGAGTATGATCGTTATGAGAACGAACATGCTGAAATCTTTGACACTGAATCTTCAGATCGAGCATTTGAAGAAGAAGTTCTGATCGTTGGCTTTGGAAATGCTTCTGTGAAGCAGGAAGGTCAAGGCGTTCAGTTCGACAGTGCAAGCGAAGGTTTCACTGCTCGTTACACTCATGAAACTGTAGCACTTGCATTTGCGTTGACTGAGGAGGCTGTAGAAGACAATCTTTACGACCGACTTGGTGCTCGTTATACGAAAGCATTGGCAAGAAGCATGGCCCACACTAAGCAGGTAAAAGCTGCCAACGTATTGAATAATGCGTTTAGCTCAAGCTTTACTGGTGGTGACGGTGTATCTTTGATTAACACCTCACACCCCCTTGCAAACGGTGGTAGCCTAGCTAACCGTGCTACAACAATGTCGGATCTTAATGAAACGTCATTGGAAAATGCATTAATCAGCATCTCAACTTTTGTTGATGATCGAGACATGATCTTGGCTCTGAGAGGACTCAAGCTTATTGTTCCGCCTCAACTTCAGTTTGTTGCTGATAGACTGCTTGAAACCCCAGGAAGGGTTGGTACAGCAGATAACGACATCAACGCAGTAAGGAATATGGGACTGTTGCCGGAAGGCTACTCAGTCAACCACTTCCTGACTGACACTGATGCTTGGTTTATCAAGACTGACTGTCCTGACGGCTTTAAGCACTTCGAGAGAACTCCAATCAGCACTTCAATGGAAGGTGATTTCGATACAGGTAATGTTCGCTACAAGGCTAGAGAGCGTTACTCCTTCGGATTCAGCAACCCTCGTTGTGTATTTGGATCTCAAGGAGCTTAATGTTCCATGTGAAACTATGAGAGTGGTCGCAAGACCACTCTTTTAGTTGTAGTATAATGACGCTATGCGTTGGTTCTAGGAGGAACTGTTATGCCTACTCATTTTCGTACTGGTGTTTCTAATCAAGTACCAGGTAACCCTTTATTTCAACTTCCGTATTTAGACCCTACTAAGTACACAACTTATTTTAATGATTTTCTTACTTATCATGCTGATGAGTGGACAATCACTACAACCGAAGGTGGTTCAGGTAATGCATCAGAAGCACTTACAAGTGGTGCTGGCGGTTGGCTTTTAATCACTAACGATGATGCTGATGACGATTTGGACTTTCTCCAACTGAAAGGGGAAGCTTTCAAATACGTTTCAACTAAGAACATGTTCTTTAAAGCACGATTTAAGGTTAGTGACGCTACTCAATCTGATTTTGTTATGGGCCTTGGTATTACTGATACCACTCCGCTCGATACAACAGATGGAGTCTTTTTCATAAAAGCTGATGGTGCTGCCACCATGGATTTTCTTATTGAAAAAGATAATTCTGCAACAACCAATAGTTCAGTTGCTACGATATCTGACGATACTTTTTTGACTGCATCTTTCCATTACAACCCAAATGGCGGAAGTTCCGGCGGAGGGGCTTTTGAAGTGTTTATAGATGATTCAAAAGTTGCAACTGAAACTACGTTAACAAACGCGCCTGATGACGAAGATCTTACTGTCAGTTTCGGCATTCAAAATGGTGCCGCTGCAGCAAAAACAATGACCGTTGATTACATTTTTGCAGCAGTTGAGCGATAATTGTAAGAGAGGTAGCTTGTTATGACCCTTAAAGGTTCAGGTAGTGATGTAACATCCAGCTTTATAACGGCTGCTGCCGCAGATCCAGATGGCATTTCTACAGCCGCTAGTATTAGTGGAGCCGCCAACTTAACCATTGGTGGCGCATTAGCTAGTGGAGGATCCGTTACTATGGATTCTCCTAGAAATGTCACCATACTTTCTGCCGGTGATGATTCCGGTATTACTTTTACGGTTACTGGCACTGATGAGTCTAGTGCTGCTCAAACTGAAGTAATTACAGGAGCTGACTCTACCACTGCGACGGGCACTAAGTTCTTTAAAACAGTGACTCAGATAGCTACTTCTGGTTCTTCAGCGGGTAATGTTAGCGCGGGTTCCGGCACTAGTTGTTGCGGTGTTATATCAGCAGCACGTTGTCGTTTACGAGGTATCTATGTAGTAAACGGCAGTAGTGCAGCAACCATTGTGTTTAGAGAAGGCTCTGGTACAGGGACAGTTGTTATGCAATTTGCCACTGTTGCTGGAGCAAGCACCAACTCTTACCCTGATGTGCCAGATGATGGCCTTTTGTTTAAAGATGGCGGATATGTAACTTTTACTGCAGTGACAGATTTAACTGCAATGACAACATTCTTTTCTTAAAGGAATTGGTAAATGGCTACATCGGGATCTAGAGATTTTGAGCCAGATGTTGCGGAGTACATAGAAGAAGCATTTGAACGATGTGGTCTTGAGTTTCGCACCGGGTATGACGGGGTCACCGCAAGGCGATCCCTTAACCTGCTGTTCGCTGATTGGGCAAACCGTGGGTTAAACCAATGGACCGTTACTAATTCAGCAACCACAGTAACGGAAGGTGACGAATACCTAGATCTGACTGCAACAACGATCGATGTGCTTGATGTTATTCTCAGAAGAACTGAGGGTAGCACAACAACTGACATCTCGATGGAGCAGCTAAGTCGATCTGGATATTGGAATATCCCAAACAAATCAAGCAAAGCCAGGCCTACACAATGGTTCTTGGACAAGCAGGTTACACCTAGATTGTATTTTTGGCCTGCTGCTGAAAACAGCACAGATAAACTGGTTATTAATAGATTAATTCGCATTGAAGATGCGGATGCCAGTGTCAATACTCTTGATATGCCATTTAGGTTTTATCCTTGTCTTGCTGCAGGACTTGCTTATTACATTGCTTTGAAGAGAGCTCCTGACAGAGTTCAAATGTTGAAAGGATTCTACGAAGAAGAGTTTCAACGAGCAGCGGACCAAGATGAGAGTAGAGCTTCTTTGAAGATTGCCCCAGGCATTTCTTCTACCAGGAGGTCATAATGGCTTATGCATCTGGCAAGCATTCAGTTGCCATATGTGACAGGTGTGGCTTCAAGTACAAATACACTAAACTAAAAAAAGAATGGACTGGATTTAGAGTCTGTTCTGAGTGTTATGAGCCTAAACATCCGCAACTCGAACCGCCTAGAAATCTTGCTGACCCTGAAGCTTTAAGAGATCCTAGGCCATCTTTGGCTGCTGCATCTATTGCAGGAGCTGGTGTAGTCCGGACAATTAACCCTAACCAGATGATAACGGTAACAGGTGACTCGATAGGTTCAGCTTTTGATGGGCTGAAAGCTACAACGAGCGTGGGAACCGTAACGGTGACAGTATGAGTTTTACCTATGCGCAGTTAAAAACAGCAGTTCAAGATTACTGTGAAACAGCAGAAACAACCTTTGTTTCTACGTTGCCTACGTTTATCAAAGAGGCAGAAGAAAGAATACTTAAAAACGTAGAAATGCCTGTCTTCAGAAAAAATATGACAGGACAAGTTGGGTCTGGAAATACTTATCTTAAACTTGGTGATGATTTTCTTGCACCTTATAGTTTGGCTGTAATTGCAAGTGACGTATATTCATATCTGCTGTATAAGCATGTGTCTTTTATTAGAGACTATACGCCGAATGCATCAACAACAGGTCAACCCAAGTATTACGCTTTGTTTGATGATGACACATTTATTCTTGCACCCACGCCAGATCAAACATACACCGTTGAACTTCATTACAAGTACAGACCTGCTTCACTGACAGCAGGATCTGATGGCGGAACAACCTGGATTTCTGATAACGCACCTGATGCATTGTTGTATGGGACTTTAGTAGAGGCAGCGACTTTTCTCAAAGTTCCTGAAGAAGTTGCTTTGTACCAACAACGATTCGATATGGCTTTAAAATCATTAGCAAATCTGGGTGATGGCTATGGCCGAAGAGATGAATACAGAGGCGACATTGCAAGAGGAATGGCCTAACTATGTTTGATATAGAAATCAACATGTCTCCTGGTGAGGTTAATGTTCAAACTACCCAGGAGCGTGGGCATAACACGCAAGAATTATCAGCTAATGCAGTAAATAAAATTATTAGCATTGCTGATACAGCGGATCCTGTTATCAGGCAACAGGCTCAAGCATTCAAGGAACGTATGTTCTATGTTATTTTTCACACTTTAAACCAGGCTGTAGAAAGTGACAGAACAACGCTCTATAACCAGTTAAAAAAACAAGGTCATGATGATATGGCTGAAATATTGAGGAAACTGTAATGGCTATTACTCAAGCAATGTGTACGTCTTTTAAAACAGAATTACTGACGGGAACGCATAATTTTACTAACAGCAGTGGTAACACATTTAAGTTGGCTTTATACACCAGCAGTGCTTCTTTAGGAGCAGGAACTACGGCTTACACCACTAGTAACGAAGTTTCTGGGACTGGGTATTCTGCTGGAGGATCAGCGTTAACTAATGTTACACCGTCAGCAGATGGCACTACCGCCATAACAGACTTTGCTGACTTAACCTTTTCTAGCTCCACAATCACAGCTAGAGGCGCGTTGATTTACAATGACTCTGTTTCTGATAAAGCCGTATTGGTTCTTGATTTCGGTGCCGATAAAGCTTCTTCTTCTGGAGACTTTACAATTCAGTTTCCAGCAGCGGCTGCTGCTACAGCGATAATTAGGATCGCCTAGTGGCCGATGTAACCATATTTTTTGAGGGTTATAACAGCATAACCCAAACCTACAATTCTGGTGGTTATAGCCAGGATGTTGCGTTTACAGGACTTTCTAGTGGTCTTGGCAGCGTTACTGTTGTGTTGCCTGGGGATGTTCCTGTCACAGGTGTTGAGGGAACTTCTGCTGTAGGATCTGTCACCGTTGACATAGGTACTGCCGTTGGAATAGAAGTAACTGGCGTAGCAGCAACAGGTTCTGCTGGGGTGATTAATATATGGGGTCCGATTGACCCGTCACAAACACCTAATTGGATTCCTGTATCAACAGGGCAAACACCAAACTGGACAGAAATAGCGGCATAAATTATGGCAGCAACATATGTAAATAATTTAAGAGTAGCAGAGCCAGCAGACGGCGACACAAACTGGGGTAACACTACTAATACTTCGTTAGAACTTATTGGTGAAGCACTTGGTGTTGGTACAGAAGCAATTACGACCAATGCGGATACACATACCTCAACAGTTGCGGATGGCTCTTCTGATCAAGCAAGAGCTTTTCATTTAAAGTACACAGGTACTTTAGATTCTAACTGCACGGTAACGATTGGCCCGAATACAATGAAGCGGGTTCAAATCATAGAGAATGCAACTACTGGAGGCTATTCTCTTATTATCAGCCAAGGCAGTGGCGATAACGTCACCATATTGGCAGGTACTAAAAAGATTGTTTACCTCGACGGTGCTGGATCTGGTGCAGCAGTAGTAGATGTTACGTCTGCTTCTTTTGGCTCTCAGGCTTTTTATGTCCCATCTGGAAGCACAGGTAACAGGCCAACGGGTGTTGCTGGAGCTTTTCGTTATAACTCTACATCCGGTGAATTTGAAGGTTATGCAGGTGGTTCTTGGGGAAGTATTGGGGGAGGCACAGCTAGTACCGCTGTTAATGAATATTCTGGAAACGGTAGCACAACTGCGTTTACTTTATCTTCAGACCCTGGCACAGAAAATAACACACAAGTTTATATAGATGGGGTGTACCAGGAGAAAGGTACATATTCAGTCTCAGGAACTACTCTGACATTTAGCACTGCTCCTCCTAATGGAACTAGTGTTGAAGTTTTAGTTAACTCTGTTAGTGACACAGGCACTCCCAGTGACGGCACTGTAACAACTGACAAACTAGCCGATGATGCTGTAACAAGCGCAAAGCTGGCTCATACCTTAGATGTAGTTACAAGCTTAGGAGTAGGCGGCGGTTCTACAAATGGCGTAAGTATTTCGCAGGGTGCAATAGCCATTAAAAATGGTGGCGCACAATCATATATTGATTTCTATTGTGAGTCTTCAAACGCCCACTACGCTAGAATTTTAGCCCCTGCACATGCTTCTTTTGCAGGGAACATTACCCTTACTTTACCTGCAACAACTGATACCCTAGTTGGTAAAACAACGACTGACACTCTGACCAACAAGACGTTGACATCACCTAAGATTAATGAGGATGTCGCAGTAACATCAACGGCAACTGAAATAAACTTGCTAGATGGTGTTACGGCTACCACAACAGAGCTTAATTATTTAGACATTACTACTTTAGGAACCACAGAAGCATCTAAGGCTGTAACGGCTGATGCTAATGGTGTGGTTAAGTTTGACAACGCGATTACAGAAGAAGCTACATCGTTAACCTCAGGAACAACAGTCGCACTAGATGTAAGAGATGGCTCTGTCTTTGAAATCACACTAGCGCACGATATTGGAACTTTTAACTGGTCAAACCATGCTAGTTCAGGCTATGTGTCATCCTTTATTCTGAAAGTGGTGCAGGATGGTACAGGCAGCAGAACTATTGCTTGGCCTGACAACACCAACAGCGTCACAGTACGATGGGCAGGAAACACAGCCCCCACGCTATCGACAGGTGCTGCTGATATTGATGTATTTGTTTTCTTCACCGCAGACGGTGGGACCAACTATTACGGATTTACTGCTGGACAGGACATGCTGTAATGAGCGTTGCTGCTACTAAAATATTGATGGGCGCTGGCGGGACTGGCCCTCCTTCTGAGTTTTCTATAAGCCCTAATTTTGACAGTAAAAGCAGTTGGGATTTATCAACGGACGGTGCTTTAAATATTGGTGCTCATGGTCAATACACTATTCAGCCAACGGCTGGAGACATTACGGTTGATATTGAAATGTGGGGTGGTGGTGGAGCTGCTGGGTGGATTTACAGCAGCAGCACTGGAACCTCAACAAACATATCATCAGGGGGTGCTGGAGGATTTGCAACAGGTCGTTTAGTTTTAAAAGATGGCGTTGATTATGTTCTTCAAATTGGTGAGGGTGGTGACGCTTTATCTGGTACAGCTGGAAGTGGTAGCAGAGCAAATGCTGACTATCGAGCCGGAGGTGTTCAGTCAAACTATGGCGCACAAGGAGGAGGTTACTCAGGTATTTTTAAAACCACTACGGTCAACCAATCCAATGCCAAGTTAATTGCTGGGGGCGGCGGTGGTGGTGGAGACTCAGCCTATAGCGGAACAGGCGGTGCGGGTGGCGGCACAGATGGTCAAGGCAACGGTGGCGGTGCTCAAGGCGGCGGTGGTGGCTCACAAAGTGCGGGAGGTTCTGGAAGCTACAATGGTGCAGAAGCAGGATCTGCTTTAACCGGAGGTGGTGGGCAAGATACTTTCGCCTCATCCGTTTCCTCTAATGCTGGCGGCGGTGGTTATTACGGAGGTGGCGGTGCTAACGTAGCTGGAGGAGGAGGTGGCTCTGGTTACTTTGATTCTTCAGATTCAGACCTAACTAACGAAACTCTTACTGCAGGATCAGGAGCAACTCCTGGTAATTCAGGCGGCTCTAATCGTGGTGGTTCTGGCGATGGTGGGACTACCGCTGCACAATCAGGTGACGACGGACGAATATATATAGCTTTGGTGACTTAAATGTATGCAAAAATTGATGGTTCTACGATAGTAAAATATCCCTACACCTTTAGGGATTTACAAAAAGATCATTCAAATGTTTCTTTTCCTAAAACATTAAATGCAACAGTCAAAGCTGCTTACAATGTTGCTGATGTTAATGAGAATGCAAAACCAGACCATGATCCATTAACTGAGGAAGTTGTTGAAACTGCAATGACTGTGGTAGACGGTGTGGCTCAAAGAAATTTTGCAAAACGAGATTTAAGCAGTAGCGTGAAGGCAGAAAACATAAGGCGAGTCAGAACAGATTATTTAAAAAATACTGATTATTTAGCATTGTCAGACGTAGTTATGTCAGATGAGTGGAAGACTTATCGACAAGAACTAAGGGACATTCCAGAGCAAGCTGGCTTTCCTGATAACGTATCATGGCCTACGGCTCCTAGCTAATGAAAATAAATGAATCTACATCTGTACAGCAGATTTGAGGATAAATAAATGGCACTAACAAAAGTATCGAGTGGATTAGTTAACGCTGACTTAGCAATTAGCGGAGGAACCATTGATAACTCTGTTATAGGTGGATCAACAGCGGCGGCTGGGTCGTTTACAACTATATCTGCGGCAGGTGCTGTTACTGTAGGTGTTGACGATACCGGATATGACGTAAAGTTTTTTGGTGCTACATCAGGAGCGTATTTACTCTGGGATGAAAGCGCAGACAAACTATTAACGGCTGGTGGAGCAGTTGTCGATATCGTCAAAGACAAATTATTAATTGGTGGCACGGCTGTCACAACAACTGCCGCAGAGTTAAATATTTTAGACGGCGTAACAGCCACATCGACAGAACTAAACCTACTAGACGGTGTAACATCTACGACAACAGAACTTAACTACTTAGATATAACAACGCTGGGAACGACAGAGGCTTCAAAAGCTGTTACCGCAGATGCTAACGGTGTAGTCAAGTTTGATAACGGTGTTCAGCAAGAATCTACAGCCTTAACTTCTGGCACTTCCGTAACGCTTGATTTAAATGCTGGAACAGTTTTTACCATTACGTTAGCCCATAATATAGGTACATTTACCTGGAGTAATCCTGCTTCGTCTGGTTATGCGTCAGTTTTCTCTCTAAAAGTTACTCAAGATGGTACAGGAGGTAGAACTATCTCCTGGCCTGCTTCTGTTGATTGGGCTTCTGGAACAGCTCCCACGTTATCTAGTGGGGCAAATGATGTTGATGTTTTCGTATTCTTTACAGTTGATGGCGGCACAACATACTACGGATTTACATCGGGTCAGGATCTTAGTTAATGGCTTCAGAGTTATTACAACTTCTTAGTGCTTCTGGTGGTGTTGAGGAAGAAACTGATGTTGATTTTAATGAAGTTATTACATTGTTACATTTTGATGGTTCAAGTGGTGCTACAAATAATACGTTTTTAGATAGCTCAAGTAACGCAGGAACGGTAACTACTAGCGGTTCTCCAATCCAAGGAACCTTTAGCCCTTTTAGCGCAGAAGTAGGCAAGTGGTCTTACAGTTTCCCCGGTAATACCGCTGGGTATTTATCCAACACCAATGGGATGACCGCTATAGGTAATGGTGATTTTACTATTGAATTTTGGGCAAGGCGACTTAGTAACGTCAATGGTGGATTTTTCCAGTACACAGCATCTCCGCTAGATGTTAAAAGCGGCGCGTTAGGGCTGGGGGTTTATAACGATGAGTACTATTTATATTACGGCACATCAGGTGCGCTTGCTGGTAGAGCAGTTACTAGTTCTAACATTCCAACTGATAGGTCATGGTTTCATGTAGCGTATGTTCGGTCAAGCGGAACTATTACCATTTACACTGATGGCACGGCGGTAACTACCCAAGCATCGACAACAAATTATACCGACATTAGTTTTACGCTGGGCGGCTACTACAGCAATTCTTTTTTATTTGGTGGAGAGATTAGCAATTTCAGAGTTGTCAAAGGTACCGCCGTTTATACAAGCAATTTTACACCGTCAACAACACCATTAACGGCAATCAGTGGCACGATTCTGTTAACGGCTCAATCAAACAGGTTTGTTGATACAGTAGAAGATGGAGCCTTGACAGTTCAAGGACTTTCTACTTTATCTCCTAGTGTGTTACCTTCTTCACCCTTTGCGTTTGTTGCTGCGTATGATGAAACAACTGATGGAGGGTCTGCGTATTTTAATTCGGCCTACACCAGTCTTGCAGCAAGTTCTGATTTTAACATTCTAGATGACGGAACCTTTACAGTTGATTTTTGGTCTTATGTTTATAATTACAACGCATCCTATGCAGACCATGTTGGTGTATTCAATGGCGTTAGTTCGGGCTGGTTAATCTACCAAAACGGTGCAAATTTAGATGTTTATGTTAATGGCTCTGCTGTAATTTCTACGACTCGCCCTCCTTATAGAGTTTGGAACCATATTGCATTAACACGAGATGGTACAACATTACGTCTGTTTATTAATGGTGCGTTAGAAGGATCAAGCACTGCAAGTTTAGGTAGCGATCAAAGCCAGCCTTTACGAGTAGGAGGAGACACAGGAGGTGGAAGAAACGGTCTTGACGGATATATAAGTAACTTTCGGTTAGTTAAAGGGACTGCCGTTTATACTAGTGCTTTTACTCCTCCAACAGCTCCTGTAACAGCAATTACAAATACTGAAGCATTATTAAACTTTACCAATGCTGCTATTTTTGACCAAGCACGAAAAACAAATATATCGACAGTAAATAACGCCCAACTAGACACTAGTGTTAAAAAGTTTGGTACAGCAAGCGTAGAGTTTGATGGCACAGATGATTACTTAAAAGGGCCACAAGGACCGCTTATTTCTCCTCGAAATGGATCATGGACATACGAGTGTTTTATATACCCTAAAACAATTGTAGATTCTGGCGGCTATGGAACTGTTTTTGACACAAGAACTAATAATCCGGGTGATGATGGAGTCGCTCTTTTTTATAAAGATAATGGAGGACTTGAAGTTTACGGTTATGGAAGCGGAGGAGCCTATATAACAACTTCAACAGGTGTTGTAACACTGGATCAATGGCAGCATGTAGCTTTGGTTCAGGACATCGAAGCTACTAATGCCCCAATTACTCTTTATGTCAACGGCACGTCAGTCGGATCACAAACAAGCAGCACTTGGTCTACTCGTAGTTCTGGAAGATTAGTAATAGGCGCACAGCAAGCGTTTGCGAGTGAGTTTACAGGATTTATAGACGAATTTAGAGTTACAACTAAAGCACGTTATACAACTGACTTTGTTCCTCCTGCTAAAGCCTTCCCTAATGCTGGAAAACCACTAGCTAGTGGAACTATAGCCGTAACCTACGTCATCATTTCAGGCGGTGGGGGAGGTGGAAAGCAGGGCGGTTCAATAGGAATGTATGGAGCCGGAGGGGGTGGTGCTGGCGGTGTAGTCACAGGTACAGCTAATATATCATCGGGTACGTCAGTTACTGTTACGGTAGGTGCAGGTGGCGCAGGAATTACTGGCAATGTGAACCAAACAGGTAATAATGGAACAGCATCATCTATTGCGACCATTAACACAACTTCTGTCGGTGGAGGTGGAGGCGCAAAAGGCGCGGGTAGTAGTTCTGATGGTAATGACGGTGGCTCTGGTGGAGGTGCAAGTGTAACTGGTACGCCCGGATCAGGCACATCAGGTCAAGGCAATGATGGCGGCGATGGTACGTCTTCCTCTCCGTATGGTGGTGGAGGTGGTGGAGGTGCTGGCTCTGTAGGTGGAGATGCTGATGGTACACGGGCTGGGGCTGGTGGATCAGGAACAAGTGCATATTCAGCATGGGCAACTGCTACTTCTACAGGTGCTTCTGGACTTTACGCTGGCGGTGGAGGCGGTTCAGGATATCAAACCGCTGGAACACAGGGTTTAGCTGGTTCAGGTGGGGGCGGTCAGGGTGGATCTGATGCTGATGTAGCCGCTGCTGGTACAGCAAATACTGGTGGTGGCGGAGGTGGTGGCGGTGGCCGTGCAGGGACATACCCGTCAGCAGCAGGGGGTTCAGGCATTGTCATGATACGGTACGCAGGAAGTCAGGCCGCTACTGGTGGGTCAGTAGTTACGACTGACGGTTTTACATATCATACGTTTATTACAAGCGGAACTTTTACTAATAATTAAATTATGAGTCATTTTGCGAAAGTTGAGGATGGGATTGTTACTGCGGTTATTGTTGCAGAACAAGACTTTATTGATAAACATTGTGAAGGTATGTGGGTTCAAACCTCGTATAATACACGGGGTGGCATCCATTATGGACAAGATGGCAAACCTGACGGTGGTACGGCATTAAGAAAAAACTATGCTGGAATAGGTTACATTTATGACGATTCAAAAGACGTTTTTTATGATCAGAAACCATACCCTAGCTGGATTTTGAATGAGGATACTTGTATTTGGGAACCACCAAAAGCAATGCCTGACGACGATAAGTTATATGCGTGGGATGAGGATACAACTTCTTGGGTTGTCTGGGAAAGAACAGGATAAAAGCAACAGGAAAAGATTATGCAAGTAGCGAAGATTAGTTCAGATAATAAAATAGATCAGATTGGTGAATTGAAAGTTTTGTTCCCCAATACTAGTTTTCCAGCAAACGGGCCAAACTCAGACTGGTATACTGAAAATAATGTCATGTCTGTTACTGTTGGACTATCTTTTGATCCCGCTGAGAAAAAACAAGAACAGGTAGACCCTTACATAAGCGATGGTGTGGTGTACACGGTCAAATTAGTTGACCTAACAGATGACGAAAAAACTGCTTATACCAACGCTCAGAATGCAACTATCGCTGCTAATCAACGGGCTAGTAGAGATGCCTTGTTAGCTGAAACAGATTGGATGGTAATAAAGGCCGCAGAAACAGGTGTAGCCCTAGCTAATGATTGGAAGACTTATCGCCAGGCGCTAAGAGATTTACCTAGTCATTCTAATTGGCCTAATCTTAAATCTCCGGGGCCAGATGGTAGCGGTGATAACGATTGGCCTGTAAAGCCTAGTTAATGTTTAAGCCAGGAGCAAAGTAATGGCAACTTATGACAACGATTTACGTCTTAAAGAAATAACAACTGGTCAGGAATCAGGCACCTGGGGCACAAGCACCAATACGAATCTTAGTTTAATTGCTGAAGCGTTAGGCTATGGTACAGAAGCAGTATTTGATTCTGATGCAAATAAGACTACCACAGTTGCTGATGCCGCAACTGATCCAGCAAGATCTATGTATTACAAGGTGACCAGCAGCGCAACATTAAGCGCAACTAGAGAATTAACAATTGCCCCTAACTCTATATCTAGAGTTATGTGGATTGAAAATGCTACTACGGGATCTCAAACCATTACGATTAAGCAAGGTTCGGGAGCAACGGTTGACATAAACACTGGCAAAACAAAGATTGTTTATCTAGATGGTGCAGGCAGTAGCGCAGCAGTGGTTGATGCACTGAGTCTTGTCGATACATCAGGTTCAATTGGATTAGATTCAACTGTTAGAACATCTGCTTTTACGGCGGTTAAAAACAACAGTTACATGATTGACACAAGTTCTGGCACTTTTGATATTACATTGCCAGCTTCTCCTGCTGTAGGAGATAAAGTCGGCTTTATGGATGTGGAAAGTAACTTTGACGTTAACGCAGCAACTTTGTTGAGGAATAGCTCTAAATTATTTAACGCAGCATCAGATGGTACGATTGACATTAAAGGCTATGCAGGTGTCCTAGTGTATACAGGATCAACGTATGGCTGGATGCCAATGTTCTAAGGAGAAATAATTATGGCAGCACTTTCAAGTTTAGTGGCAGGAGCACCAGCAGTGCAGGTTGGCCATTTCACCACAAACCCCTCAACAGGAACCCAGGCGATTACAGGCATTGGATTTAAACCAAAATGGATAATGGTTGTAGGTGCTCAAGATACAGCAGCTAGTGCATTAGAGTGCATTTGTGGGTATTACGATGGCACAACTTATTTTACTCACGGCCATACAATCAATAATGCCGCTACCAGTGTAATTTATCAAAGCACAAATGCCGCTGCTCTTTATCAAGTTTATGATGTTTCTGCAAATAATAATGTTGGAACAGTATCTTCTTTTGATGCAGATGGTTTTACGATTAATAAAACCTCTGCTAGCAATGAATTAAAAGTTTTTTACATAGTAGGTCGATAAGATTGGATAAGCTCGAGTCTCATGAAAAAGAGTGCGCGTTACGTTTCAAGGCGATAGAAGAACGCCTAGAGCGTGGCAGTGCGCGTATGGATCGTATGGAGGCTCGAATGAATAGTTTGTTTATGGTGACAGTTGGAGTTTACCCGTTTATTTTAGCATCTGTGTTTCTAGCGCGGTATCTGTGAAGACCCATGTTAGAAGTCGCAGCAGTTCTGTCGGCCCTGAAGGCTCTGAACGAAGGATTAGCTACCCTCAAGGAAACAGCGGGGCATGGTAAAAGTTTACAAGGGCTGGTTGGTAAATGGGGAGAGGCAACCGAAAAATATAACGATGTAGAAAGAGCCAAAGCTGGCAAAATGAGCTACAAAGAAGCTCTGGCTATGGAAAGTGCCAAGCGCCAGCTAGAGAACTTTGACAGGCAGTTCAAGGACATATGCCTGATTCAAGGTCAAGGAGATCTTTATAATAGTGTTAAAGCTAGGATGCAAGAGTCTCGCATAGCCCACGAAAAAGAAGTTGCAAGGATTAGAAGAAGAAGGAAAGAGATCAAAGGATACATACAACTTGGTGGCACAATCGCATTCGCATGGGTGTTTTTTATGTGTTGTGTTTGGGCAGTAGTGTGGGTATTGGAGAACAGCCCCGTTGAATGATTATAGCCTTCTTATTAGTGGTAATAGTCAGCGGAGAAACTGTTTCTGATAACAGAATGTTGTTTGAAAGCATTTACAGATGTAATGAGTTTGCCATTGCTATTGAAGAAGGACGAGGTAGTTCAGAGAATATAAAAAGATATAGAATGCAAAATGACATTAGCGCGTACTGTATCCCTAGAATGGTGCCAAAAGGAACGGAGTTATTTGAATGAAAGTAATAGTTTTTATAGCGTTTTTATTTGTATCTAGTTGTTCTTCGATACCGACCTGTGGAACTAAATCTGTCAAAATACAAATACCTTCTACAGTTCCTTTTTTTGCAGAACCTTTTGTCATTGAACGATCTAATGATCATGTTGACTGTGCGTTAGATCCCGATGAAAGGAATACAAATGATTAGTCACCAAGACCTCAGTCATTATTGCGCTGAAAGCTATCGAGAGTCGGACTTTGAAGAAGCTAATATCGAAGTCATTGTCAGGGAGAATGTATTTGCTTTTCGCGGAACAGATGAACCCAAAGACGCGCTCCGTGATTTGAGAATCCTGCCATTGTGGACACGTGAACTCGGCTGGTGTCCGGCAGGCTTTCTTAAAGCAAGTCGGCGGCTGGTCAACAAGGTCACCAGTGTTTGTTTAGAGCGAGACATAGACCATAAAAAGATTGAGTTGACAGGCCATAGCTTGGGTGGAGCAGTTGCTCTAATCGTTGGTGCTCTGATGACCAGGGATGAGATACCACCGTTACAAATCGTAACATTTGGCGCACCCAGATGTGGACGATTAAAGATATTAGACGGGGTTCCAGTGACGCAATACAGACACGGCAAGGATATTGTGCCGTTGGTTCCCCCTCTAATGCGAAGACACACTAAGCTGTTAGAGTTTGGCAAGCCCGGTAAAAGCCTGATCAAAGATCACTATATGCTTAACTATGTAAAGATGAATAAATCACCGGATCATTACTAATGAATCCTAAAAAACTAGAACCAGAAAGCAGCTACGCTAGATATGACACTGACGGTGACGGTGTGGTGACTGATGATGAGTTGGAGATAAGCGCAAGACTTCAGGAGCTTGAGATGCTCCATGAAAAGAGTACGGCTCAAAGGAATATGGTTTGGTTCGCCTTATTTGGAATGCTCCTGTACCCGTCTGGCGTAGCTATCTGCTCTTTTTTAAACATGGACGATGCCGCCGTTCTGCTAAGTGATATGGCAAATATGTATTTTCTGGCGACTGGAGGTGTTGTCAGTGTGTTCTTTGGAAGTCAGGTATTTGCAGGTAAGAACAAATGATGGATCTGGCAGTAGGAATGCTACTAGGTTTTTGTATTGGTTACATAGTTGCGAGGTATAGATGAGCGTTGATGTAACACAAGTATATGAAGAGATAGCTGCTGACGAAGGAAAGGTATTACATAAGTATCTTTGCTCAGAGTCGCATCCAACCATAGGGATTGGCCATAAGGTTTTAAACACTGACGCAGAAGCTAATCTGCCAATCCATGGTGTTTACGATGATGTGCCTGAAGAAGAATGTATTACGGAAGAACGATGTTATGAGCTCTTTCAAAATGACATACAATTAGCGATCGATGGATGTAAAAGCTTGTACCATAACTGGGAAGAAATCCCACAAGAAATGCGTCACATCTTGGTTAATATGTGTTTTCAATTAGGCCGGACTGGACTTAGCCGGTTCAAGAATATGAATGCAGGTGTTGCTCAGGAAGCCTGGGGTATTGTCTCTTTAGAAATGATGGACTCTCGATGGGCGCAACAAACACCGGAAAGAGCTACACGTTTACGCGATCGTGTTCTAGTAATGATGAATGACTTAGAAGGTTAATATGCCATTACAACCTTTAGATTTTAGACCAGGGATTAACAAAGAAAGCACAAGCTATACTGCTGAAGGCGGTTGGTTTGATGGCAATCTTGTTCGATTTCGCAAAGGGTTTGCTGAAAAGATAGGCGGTTGGCAAAAATATGTGTCACCTTCATACGAAGGAACTGGCAGAAAATTACATAATTGGGTCAATCTTGCTGGTACAAAATTGCTTGGATTAGGAACTAGGCTAAAGTTATATATTCAAGAGGGCAATAGTTACAGTGACATTACGCCAATCAGATTAACTACTGGTGCAGGTGACGTTACGTTTGCTGCTACTAATGGGTCTTCAACAATCACAGTAACTGATGCTTCACATGGAGCAGTCGCAGATGATTTTGTTACATTCTCTGGGGCAGCAACATTAGGCGGTCTTATTACCGCTGATGTTTTAAACCAAGAGTATCAGATCGCAACAGTGCCAACTACTAACACTTATACTATTACCGCTAAAGACACTTCTGGTTCTACAGTTACCGCAAATTCTAGTGATTCAGGCAATGGGGGCGGATCCACAGTAGGTGCTTATCAAATCAATGTTGGTCTTGATGTCTTCGTTGATGGTACAGGTTGGGGTGTAAACGCTTGGGGTGACAGCACTTGGGGATCAACTAGTTCCTTGGTTGCTACTAATCAATTACGTTTGTGGTCCATGGATAACTTTGGTGAAGATCTGATTGCCAATCCTCGAGCAGGCAGTATTTATTATTGGGATAACAGCACAGGCATTTCAACTAGAGCAATACCATTAACATCTTTATCAGGCGCAAACATGGTTCCTACTAAAGGACTTCAAGTGATTGTGTCTGACGTAGATCGCCATGTCTTGGTGTTAGGCGCAGACCCTATTGAAAACGGTGCAAGAAGTGGCAGCATTGATCCTCTCCTTATCGCTTTCTCTGACCAGGAGAACGCAGCAGAATGGGAGCCTCGATCAACAAACACGGCTGGTTCGTTACGATGTTCTGCTGGTTCAGAAATTATAGGTGGCATCAGGGCTAGACAGGAGACATTAATCTGGACTGATGTCGCTTTGTACAGCTTACAGTTTATCGGAACGCCTTTAACTTTTGGCCTTAATCTTGTGAACGAAGGTGTCACCCTTATCGGGCCAAACTGTGCGGTCAATACACCGGCTGGCATATTCTGGATGGATCGAAAAGGTTTCTATCGTTATGCGGGTACAGTGCAAAGTGTGCCATGCACAGTACAATCTTATGTTTATGATGACTTTAATCAATCACAGTCTTATCAGTTCTTTGGGTATGTTAATAAAGAGTTTGATGAGGTTGGCTGGTTTTATTGCTCTTCCGGCTCAGACTCTATTGATCGTTATGTTACTTATAACTATGAAGAAAACAGTTGGGCAATTGGACAGTTATCCAGAACTGCCTGGGTTGATGAAGGTATTTTCGCAAACCCAATAGCAGCGGGTAAGAGTAGCAGCACACCATACTTGTATAGCCATGAAATCGGTAACGATGACGATGGTTCTGCCATGACATCTGTGTATATCCAATCAGGCGATTTTGATTTAGGTGATGGCGAAGATTTTCAGTTTATTAAACGCATGATTCCAGACGTTAAATTTACTGGATCGGGCGGTAGCGGTCAGGCCATCAGCGCAGTCTTAAAAGTTAGAAACTATCCTGGTGATTCATTTACTACAGATCAGACTACATCGTTTACAGGTAGCACAACAAAGATAGATATGAGGGCCAGAGGCAGGCAAGCCGCTTTGCGGTTTGAGGCTGAAGATTCTGGCGTTGGCTTTAGATTAGGTCGAAACAGGCTAGATATGCAGCCTAATGGTAAGCGTTAATGGCCAAGATTCTTCAAACTAATTTACCAATTGCTCAAGA